GTTTTCCTGCAAAAGTGTATGCATCATCATGATTGCCAAATATCTTAATATATTTGTCATAATCCTTATTATAGGCATTAATATAATACTTCTCATAATGTAGTTGTTCATCATAGTTCAGTGGTATTTTTTCTTTCTTGTTACCATCTTTGAAGTCAATAATATCTTTTGAGCCTGTATACAACAAATTATTAAGTTGTGTATAAATAGGCAAATCATTGATCCAATGTTTGTTACCTACATACATAGCCTGCATATATGCTTTGAAATTTTTCTCAGAATAACCAGCAGCTTTAATAGAATAGATAATAGATGCTGCAAATTTGTCAAGTTTTTTAAGTAGGCGGTATTTCTTGCACACCTCACAGTAAAATGTAATTGTGGAACAAAAATCAGCATCCTGTACCGAACCCTGTAATATAAACTTGACCTGCATACCAATACCATGTTGAATAAACGGGTACAACATTGGGTGTGTGTAGTGTCCTGGCTGTGCAAACACCTGATATATGATTTCTTTCAGGTATTCACGCGGTATGCCTGATGGGTATCCTACTATAGAATCATCACCACAACACATCAATCCATATTCATCTGGTCTAAGCCCAAGTATAACTTCCATGATATATCTCATTATTGCTGACATCACGATAGTATTGATTGCTGTCGTACATGAACGACCCGAGAACACTGTAGCTTCTATAATTATGTAGCATTGTTCCTTAACTGAATCGGGCAACATGCTATCCTTAATTTTGATCTTACAGCGCTTCATGAATGCATTCCTGGTGATTTTACCTGAATCACATAATTTAGCCAGATTCATTAAATCAGCTATTAATCCATAGATCGGGAAATGAGTTTTAAATTTTAATCTTTTCCCATTGCTTCTGTCGAATCCGTTGATATCTAAACAGAATATTTCCCATCCATTAGCATGCCACCTGTTGTATTCAGCAGCTTTATCTTCAAAAGTCATTTCAGGTGCGTATCCTTTCATACTTCTAAGGTGCTGCTGTAGTTCATAAATAATAGGCCCAAGAAGGAACTTATCATACTGACATGCATCGGAAATACATCGGGTTTTAGGTTTGTCCCCAAACTGTTTTTCGGATTTACACATGCAGGTATAGTACATGGGATCAGTAATATCCATATCAGGGTTTTTAAAATATTTACTTACCTTTACCTGTTGTGAGTATGTAAGATGATTATACCATATTTTTGGATGCACCTGTATACCTGTGATGAGTGTGGCCAATTCGTCAAGTATTGTGGAATTGAAAAACTCTAAAAACCCTTTTAAAATTAAAGGGTTTGGTTCTATATTAGCTATAGTCTGGCGATACATGGCAGAAACCAAATTATCAAGACTGTTAGCATATACGGTGCATTTATTACGTACAAACTTGGGTAGTACACGTACAAATTTTGACCTACAAGGTCTCTGTTGTTGGAGGATAATATCAATATCACATATTGTAACATACGGAGGTAAAAAGAAATGATTGAAATCATGCCCAAACCCTTTGAGCATGTTCACCTCCGGGAGCATACCATGACCTATCTGTGATTTAGGTATATACTCCCACCTTCCAACAACAGAAAGACCTCTTCAATGAGAGCTAGTTAATGACCGGACCAGGGTTATATTGGCTATTAAATTCCCGATCCAGGGTACTATTCTACCTGCTGAACTCAAATATTCACACAAGAAAATACTGAACTCCCGACATCCATATGTATAGGTTCGCTTTGTTTCATTAGTTTCTTTAGTGGATTCAGGTCGCATAGTAAATATTGCTGCAATGACACCTAGCTTTGCACAACGTTCAAAGAAAGTCATGTTTATGTCATAGGTTCTACCTTCATTTTGTGCATTTAATACAGCAGCCGAATCAGAATTTGAAATAATTTCAACAGTAGTTTTTTCGACTCGTGCAAGCCTTACTATATGACACAATATTGAATATACTTCAGTGGTTGAAAAATGATATCGTACATTTGTACGTAATGTACGTGATATATCCGATATTACCGTGCTAACTGGTCTAACAACTGAACTGTACCCTATAGTTGTAGCTTTAGTAATGCATGCATTCAAGAGTGCTGATGGTATTATGACATCTACAGGTTTTAATGCTTCGATACGGTAACTAATGGTGGATTCAACAGTAAACCGCTCCACAATCTCAGTAGCTTTAATATCTGCTATTGTATCAGCGCGTAATACTATATGGTGTGTTCGTACACCATCTTCAGCTGTTATATACAGTGTAGTTCCTGTAGGGTAGTCAATCTTTTCTAAATATTGACTACGAACCAAACAACTGTGTAATTGCACAATGGGTTCTACTACAACCACATCAGACTTCAAATCTGCTTTTAATGCAGGTTGGTCAGGGATGGAAATTTCAGCTATGTATTTTTCAATCCATTCTTTACTTTGTGCCTGTAGTTCCTCAGATGGTATATAAAATAGAGTCGAAGTGTCCACTACATAATCCTTACATTTAGTATTTGGACATTTGCCATGAGCTGAATTTCCGACTATATCAGTTGGTCTAAGATTATAGTCCTTACCCACTCTCATGTCTTTATTACGATGCGCATGGAAGTAATAAAATTTACAGGTCGCACATATATGCCCGTGTAATTCAAACCTACTCTGTAATTTATGCTTTATATCATCGTAATCAGTGAACGCATAATGTTTGGATCCAGAGGTTATGGTTTGTGGTAACACACTAGTCTTGAAAGCTTTGTTACACTCCCTTGTTGCATCAGGTATTAAATCACTAGGCACACGTGCTAAAGCATAACTTTTAAGCAGCTGCAGTTCATCAAACGAGGTGTACAGATAGACGCCCCTTATTCCTGGTGGCACCTTAGCCTTAACCCCTCCATTCTGTTGTGTAATCTTGACCATAACTAAATCCTGGCCAATAAGACTTTGACGCATTACTACCTCAATAATCAAATTCTTATATGCTGTGCGCTGTGCTGTATACAACTCAGGAAACAGATCTTCATGCATATAATATGAACCAGCATCTTTCCCGGTGACATCGGGGTAGCAAACAATATTATTTTGTGAACGCCACCAATAACCTCCAACATGAATATCAGTTGCCATTTTACACCCTAACACTGCACCGTCGACCTTGGGATCATATATATGTAGGACGTGGTAACTTTCCAACTGTATCTTTTTCTTTATATGTGCGTTGGTTAATTCATCCAATAAACCTGTATAGTATAAACTATCATTAGAAAAGAGCGTCGCCATATTTGTGTGTGTACATTCCTTTATTGTCAAACAAGTACAGTAGCAACTACGATCCTTTGCATTACTTACTACCGTAGCATATCTCAATGAATCTTTTGGTGTGATAACAGGACGATTAATATGGGCTTCAGGCCAATTGAACCATGTTCTAGAATTGCCCTGCCAATCAATAAGTTGTATGATTTTCTCTGTTTTAAGATAATTAAACGCACTTTGTAAAAAATCATCGCGTGCATATTGCATTATGTAGTGTGGGTTTGTATTAATCTCTCTAAAAGGAAGATCATATAAGTTTCGGATAATATACTTACCATCAGTAACCAACACACCCTTACGCATCTTGTGCTCAACCTGATTCACAGGATCTGTTTTATCCGGATCAGGTGTAGTAACTACAACGGGCACCGGTACAATATCAATTTTCTTTTTAAATTGTATATCATCATCATCATCATCAGAAGATGCAGCGTCAAATGAAACAGAATTATTATCATCATTGCTCGATTTTGGTGTTGTGGTAGTTTGCTTGGTTATTACAATATCCCCATTAGCATCAGGCGTATTGTTGTTGACGACTGTTACATTATACTTAGGGTCATCAACATTATCTATAACAGCAATTGCACTGGTTCCGGATTTCCCTGAAGGATATGCCTCTGCAAATACATCAGCAGGCGTCTTTTGGGGTATACAAGGATCGGGATCAGTAATAGCATCTACGTGTTGCATATCATTAGTAAGTTTGATATATGAATGTTTACACTCAGCAACTTCAACAAATGTAATCATGTCTTTTGAACCATTCTTATATTTCAATTCTTTAAGCAATGCTCGATATGAACTTATATCACATATTGCCTGGTGTCGCATTATTTTGCATTTATTGCAATTTTCAACATATTCTAGACTATCATTCTTACAATACATTTTAATGTATTCCCTACGACTGTTATCCCAGTCAGATATATAGCTGGAAGGCAGATCAGGTCCACAACACACAATGTCGGCCAACATGGTTGTCAGCCCCGAAAAGAAACCTTTTGATTTAGTATCATTGGGCTTCTTAACGCCCTGGCGTCTAATGTGACGAGGGACAGTGACTACCTTGTTAATATGGTCTAGTAACCTACTTCGGCGCACCTTCCTAGTTTTTTTCCTAGGCTTGTGATCGGCAACGTGCACAACGTCACACCACTGTCTATCTTCAAACACGTTTACATAATTCCATGGCTCATCTTTATGATCATACATATCTCCTAGCATTAGGATGACCGGCTTTATATCTCTCATGTTCTCTTTATGTACACGTAAGCCCTCAGCAATTGCTTCTTCCTCTGCAATTGCATCCAACTCTGTCACATATTCCTGTGTGGCCTGTATAACCTCATGCATTACGATTTCACGCTTGCACATTGGACAGGTAGTATGTGCCGTAAACCATGTATTCATGCAACCAACATGCATTTCGTGTTTGCATGGTAATAGATAACAGTCCTGATGCCCAAACCCATCAAAACAAATTATGCATGGATCATTTCTACGTGCATCACGAATTACTAAATTATCAATTATTGCCTGATCAAGAGATGGGTTGGGCTCATTATAATCCAAATCAACTGAGCCCATCGAATATTCATCTGATTCATATCCATTCTGAAGCTCATTATTGACCATCAATGTATATTGTTGTTGTAACCCATATATCTGTTCCATGTTGCTTACAGGTGTGATTAAGTGAATAAAATTTCTGTTATAATAGGCATATAGTGATTCTTCCTGTACGATAGCTACTTGTAATACCCCTGAATTAGTGTTTTGTATAAACATAGTCTCAAGATCATCAATTACTGCCAGTAATCGACTTCTCTTGAATGATATTACAGCCTGGGGCATATGCAGGATTTTCTGTTCATCCCATAGGGTTATGTCTAATATTTGTATTGCTTGTAAATTCATATTATTATTAAACACAAATACATATGCCACGGACTGTACGACATTTGTGGTGGCGAATGCATGCAAATTAATATATGGTGCATTCACATGATGCAATCGTAAGTTAACAAATTGATCCTGTTGCAACTGTCTCAATAGGTCAGAGAGCCTATCAGCAGGTCTATGTGCAACAGTTAATCTCTGATCATTATATCCTAAATAATTTTGAAAAACAAAATTG